ATAGAACTTCAAGCAACTGGTGAAAATGCTGGTACATGGGGAACAAAAACCAATACTAATTTACAAATTATAGAACAAATAGCTGGAGGTTTTACACAACAAGCTGTAACTGACGGCGCTGATACCGATCTTAGTGTATCAGATGGTTCAACTGGTGCAACTCTTGCACATAGAGTTATAGAATTTACAGGATCTCTTACAGGATCAAGAAATGTTACAATACCTTTAGATGTTCAAAACTTTTATATTTTAAAAAATGCAACATCTGGTTCTCAAAACGTAGTATTTAAATATGACACTGGTACAGGAACTAGTGTTACTATAGCAAACGGAAAAACAGTTATTGCTTATGCAAGAGCAGATGATGGAACTAATCCAAATCTTACAGAAGTTTCATTAGGTTCTGATGTTGTAGATGATACATCACCACAACTAGGTGGTAATCTAGACACAAACTCTTTTATGATAGACTTTGATGATGCTCATGGTATCAGAGATGAAAATGGAGCTGAACAATTAATTTTTGAAACAACTAGTTCTGCAGTTAATCACATTGATATTACAAATGCTGCAACAGGTTCTGGTGCACAAATTGGTGCAGTTGGAGATGATTCAAATCTTAATCTACGTTTAAGACCAAAAGGAACTGGTCTTATTGAAGCCATGGGTGGAGATAATCCAGGGTCAATTCAACTTAACTGTGAACAAAACTCACACGGAATTAAGCTTACTTCACCTCCACATAGCTCTTCACAAAGCTATGAAATTAAGTTTCCAACATCAAATATAACAGCAGGCACATTTTTAAAGGTAGATAGTATTACAGGGTCAGGAACAACGGCAGTTGGTCAATTATCCTTTGATTCTTCACCAGCAACAACAGGAAAAGCTATTGCAATGGCAATCGTTTTCGGATAAAAGGAGTAAATTATGGCAAACCCAAATATAGTATCAGTAACAAGTATTAAAGGTGAGTCGGTTGGATATAACTTAACAGCCACTACAACTACAACTCTATTGACAGTAGCCTCAGAGAAAATCGTAAAAGTAAATAGAATTACAGTTGCAAACGTTGATGGAACTAACGCAGCTGATGTTACAATTTCAGTCACAAAAGCAAATTTCACTCCAGATGGTATATCAAACTTTGATACTTCTGGAACTTTTCACTTAGCAAAAACGGTATCGGTTCCAGCTGACGCGACGTTAGTTTTACTTGATACTCCAATTTATTTAATGGAAGGTGATGTACTTAAAGGTGGAGCAGGTGCAGCATCTGATCTAGATTTATTCGTATCATATGAATCGATAGACGACGCGTAGGAGGTTTAAATTATGGCTGGTAATGGCGGAATAATTGGACCTACAAAAGTCATCAGTACTCCACAGAGTAGAACAGAAACATTTACATCATCAGGGACTTTTCAAAAAACAAACTGTACATCAACAATACCTGAAATCATGGTTGTTGCTGGTGGTGGCGGTGGTGGTAGCACAGGATCTAATGCTGGAATTGGAGGTGGCGGAGCAGGTGGTTATAGAACAGACACTTGTTTTTCTGCACCTAGTGGTTCAATAAGTGTAACAGTTGGTGCTGGTGGAGCTTCAGGGCCTTATCCTGCATCACCTGGAAGAGGTGGTAATGGAGGTGATTCGGTTTTTGCATCAGTAACATCTACTGGTGGTGGAGGAGGTGGATCAAGATCACATTGTGGATCTGGAGCAGGTGCTGATGGAGGTTCTGGTGGTGGTGGAGTTGCACACAGTCCTACACCTACAGCTGGTGGATCTGGAAATACTCCCCCAGTAAGTCCTTCTCAAGGAAATCCAGGTGGAACAGGTCAAACTCCTGCTTCGCCAGGAGGAAATTTTGGTTCTGGTGGCGGTGGTGGTTCAGCAGGCGCTGGTGGTAACGGAAGTAATCCTGCATCTGGTGCTGGTGGTAATGGTACTGCAAACGATATTACAGGGTCTTGTGTGACTTACGCTGGTGGTGGCGGTGGTGGCGGTCTTAATTCTAATGCCGGAGCTGGTGGACCTGGTGGCGGTGGTGCCGGATCAACAGGTGGTAATGGTACTGCTGGAACTGCTAATACAGGTGGCGGTGGTGGAGGAGCCGGTGGTGGTTCAGCCAATGCTGGTGGAGCAGGTGGTTCAGGAATCGTAGTTGTAAAAGAAGTAACACCTAAATGCGCTTCAGGTATTTGGGATTTAAATACAGTATTTGATCAGGTTAAAAATAATGATTGGATTACAAGAGCAGCTGCCGTAAATTATTTAGTAGTAGCAGGTGGAGGTAGTGGTGCATCTTGTAAAGCTGGTGGAGGTGGAGCCGGAGGTTACAGAGCATCTGGTTTTGGACCTTCTCCTTTGCAAGGAAGTTCATTAAGTTTAGGTTTAGGAAGTTATTCAATAACAATAGGAGCTGGAGGAGCAGCTGTATCACACCCTCCTAATTCAAAAGGTAATAATGGAAGTGATTCAGTATTTTCAACTATAACATCTGCTGGCGGAGGTGGTGGTGGAGTTGGTCCTCCAAGTGGTTCTGTCGCTGCTTCAGCTGGAGGCTCTGGTGGTGGTGGAGGTGGTGGTGGTGATGCTGGACCAGGTGAATCTGGTAATACTCCTCCTACTGATCCACCTCAAGGTAATGATGGTGGTGATGGAAATGGTGGTGGGGCTGCTGGTGGTGGCGGTGGTGGTGGAGCTACTGCTGCTGGTGCTAATGCTAGTAATCCTACTGGTGGTAATGGAGGTGCTGGTGCACCAAATACAATTACTGGTTCTGATGTAACTTATGCTGGTGGTGGAGGTGGTGGTCATGAAAGTGGGTCACAAGGTTCAGGTGGAGCTGGCGGTGGTGGAGCTGGTGTAGGTCCTAGCCCTTCAACCGCTACAAGTGGTACAGCTAATACTGGTGGTGGAGGTGGTGGTAATGGTAGATCAGGTGGATCAGGAACTTCAGGTGCTGGAGGTTCAGGTATAGTAGTTGCAAGAGTTCCAAGTGATTTTGGTTTATCAGTATCTCCTGGAACAAATTCAACTTCAACACATCCTGGAGGCGATAAAATAGCAACATTCACTGTATCAGGGACATTGACAATTAGTGGATGATAAAATATAAATAGAATATTAAGGAGTAAAAAATGGCACATTTCGCAGAATTAAAAGCAGAAACAGATAAGTTTGATAGTTCAAAAGAAAACTTAGTAGTACAAAGAGTTGTGGTTGTAGCAAATGATGTTGAAACAGCTAATGGCCCTTTAGGTGAAAATGATATGCATGTTGATGGAGAAACATGGTGTCAAGATTTTTTTAAAACTGAAAATTGGAAACAAACTTCTTACAATCATAATTTTAGAAAACAATACGCAGGAATTGGAATGGTTTACGATCCTGCAAAAAATAAATTTTTAGGTGCACAACCTCACGCATCATGGTCATTAGATGATAACGATGATTGGCAGGCACCAATTACATATCCAACAATTACAGACGATGGACAGTCTCCAAATGTTTGGAGATATTTAATTGTGTGGAATGAAACAAAATATAATGCCGACAACTCTAAAGGTTGGGAAGCAACAAAAACTGACGATACAGCGGAAACTCCAACCGTATACGATTGGAACGGCACATCTTGGGTGTCCGCATAGGAGGACACAATGCCCAGAAATAAATCTGGATCATCTAACGGTGGTGTAATCGGAAAATCAAATAAATCTTCTTTTGGTGGTGGTAAAATTACAACTAAAACATCTAGCGGAAACATTACAGCACAACCAGGAACTAGAATTGTTCAAGCAACTTTAGTTGCAGGTGGTGGTGCAGGTGGGGCTGAAATTGGTGGTGGCGGTGGAGCTGGTGGACTTTTAACAGGTGAAACAAATGCATGTGGAACTATTTCAGTTACAGTGGGAGCAGGTGGATCAAAAGCTTCAAGACCCGCAAGTGGTGGTGATGGTGGAGCATCCACTGTAGGATGTTTATCTGCTACTGGAGGTGGAGGTGGAGCTTCTATTGATCAAAGATGTGGTACAGCAGGTGGATCAGGTGGTGGTGGCGGTTATTTTTTATCTGGCTCAACTGGAGAAGGTGGAGCAGGAACAGCTTGTCAAGGAAATGCTGGAGGTGATGCAGGGCCAAGTCCAAGTCCAGGTCAGACTGGTGGAGGAGGAGGCGGTGGCGCTGCAGCTGTTGGTGCAAATGGAGCCAGTGGCGGTGGTGGTAATGGTGGAAATGGAACGGATGTAAGTCCTTTATATCCAGGAACAAGTTTACCAAGTTGTGGAGTTTATGCCGGTGGTGGAGGTGGTGGAAATTATAGTCCTAATAGTGCAGGATCTGGAGGACCAGGTGGTGGTGGAGCAGGTTCAACAAGCCCTAGCTCTGCTACAGCAGGAGGAACAAATCAAGGAGCCGGAGGTGGCGGTGGTGGAAGAGGCACAGGTAGTGCTGCTCCAAATAATGGAGCTAATGGTGGTTCAGGAGTAGTTATCGTAAAAGAATTAAATAAAGCAAGTGGTGTGTGGTCAATGCAAAGTCAATTTCAAGCTAGATCAAATGGAACATGGCCTGATGGCACAGCGTTTGGTTATGATGTAGATTATCTGGTGATCGCTGGTGGTGGCGGTGGAACTTGGGACAGAGGTGAAGGTGGTGGTGCTGGTGGTTATAGAGAATCAGGTGGCTCATCTACAGGTTGTTTTTCAATTGGTTTACCAGCTAATAGTGGTGTAGCTGCAATACGTCTTTCACAAGGAACTCACCCAATTACTATTGGAGGAGGTGGAGCTGGTGGTACTAACCCTAGTTGTTATTATGGTAGAAGAGGAGCTAATTCAGTATTTACATATAATGGTAGTTGCACTGTTACTTCCACTGGTGGTGGAGGTGGTGGAGGCACACCTGAGGGACCAGGAGGTTCAGGTGCTGGTGCACATGGAGGAAGCCCAGGAGGTTTTGGAACAGGAAACACACCTCCAGTTAGTCCACCTCAAGGAAATCCTGGAGGTGATACAAGTCATCCAGTTAATGCAGGTGGAGGTGGTGGAGCAAGTGCTGCAGGAACAGCTGGATCAGGTTCTGGTGGTGGGGCTGGTGGAGCTGGAGCAGCTTCATCAATTACAAATTCACCTGTAACAAGAGCTGGTGGTGGTGGAGGTTCTAGAGGGTGGTGTGGAAGTGGAGCTGGATCAAGTGGAGGAGGAGGTCCTGGTGGTGGAGGTGGTGCTGGTGGACCTGGTGGTAATGGAACTGCTGGAACATCAAACACTGGTGGTGGAGGTGGAGGAGCTGGTAACAATCCGATACCTACAGGTATTGCTGGTGGTGCTGGTGGTTCAGGTGTTGTAATTGTTAGACTCCCTTCTTCTGCGTGTGTGTCAGTATCTCCGGGATCTAATAGTGTTGCAACTTTACCTTCTCCTGCAGGTTCTTACAAAGTAGCAACTTTTAATGCTAGTGGAAATTTAGTTGTTAATTAATTGACTATTTTTATATAAATGTTACATTAAGTTTATAAAGATATATGAACTTATTACATCATTACTGGTATTTTCAATCAGCAGTCCCCGTTAGAATTTGTGATGAAATAATAAAATACGGAAAATCTATTTCTGATCAAATGGCAGTTACTGGTGGATATGGTGGTAAAAAATTAAATAAAGACGAAATAAAAGATTTAAAATCTAAAAGAGATTCTAATGTTGTTTGGATGAATGATAGGTGGATATATAAAGAAATACAACCGTACATTCATCAAGCAAACGCAAACGCTGGCTGGAATTTTGAATGGGATTATTCAGAGTCCTGTCAATTTACAAAATATGAAAAAGGTCAATTTTATAATTGGCATTGTGATAGTTGGAACCAACCATATAACCAACCTAATACATCTTCACATGGTAAAATTAGAAAATTATCTGTAACTGTAAGTTTATCTGATCCAAAAGATTACAAAGGTGGTGAATTAGAATTTGATTTTAGAAATCATGAAGAGGGCAAAAAATTTAATATTAGAAAATGCACAGAAATATTACCAAAAGGATCTGTGGTTGTATTTCCCTCACATGTATGGCACAGAGTATGTCCGGTTAAAAAAGGATCAAGATATAGTTTAGTTATATGGAATTTAGGATGGCCTTTTAAATGAGTTATCCAAAACAATTAAATAGAGAAGATTATTTTCAATGTCCAACATGGTGGGCTGATGAACCTAAATTTGTTAATAAATTAAATAAAGCTTCAGAACCTTATATTAAGCAATCTAAAAAAAGAATGAAAAAACAAATTGATAGTCGTAACAAAAAGTTTGGTAATAAAGGCAGCATGGGTCATGTATTTCATTCAACATCCTTAATAGGTGACCCTAAATTTAAAGATTTACAAAATTATGTTGGCGCAACCGCTTACAATCTTTTAAATGAAATGGGATTTGATTTAAAGGATTATACTGTTTTTGTTACAGAAATGTGGGTACAAGAATTTGCAAAAGAAGGTGCAGGTTATCATAGTTTACATACACATTGGAATGGTCACATATCTGGTTTTTATTTTTTAAAAGCAAGTGAAAAAACTTCTATGCCTGTTTTTGAAGATCCTAGAGCTGGTAATGTAATGAACCTTTTACCTGAAAAAGATAAAACAAAAGTTACATACGCAACATCTCAAATAAATTATAAGGTGCAACCAGGAAGAATGATATTTTTTCCATCGTACATGCCACATCAATATTTACCTGACATGGGATACGAACCATTTAGATTTATACACTGGAATTGTCAGGCAATACCAAGTAATGTTTTACAATATAAAGGAGAAAACGATGTCGTTCAAAAAAAATAAATATAGTGTTTTAAAAGGAGCTATCTCAAAAGAGTTAGCAGATTTTGTATACAAATACTTTAAAAATAAAAGAGATGTTGCAAGAGCTTTATTTGATTCTAAGTATATTTCTCCTTTTACAGAATACTGGGGTGTATGGACAGATACACAAATACCAAACACATATTCTCATTACGCAGATATTGCAATGGAAACTTTATTACAAGAAGTAAAACCAGTTATGGAAAAACATACTGGACTTAAATTAAGTCCAACATATTCTTATGCAAGAATTTATAAAAAAGGTGATATATTAACTAGACACAAAGACAGATATTCATGTGAGATATCGACCACATTAAATCTTGGTGGTGACTCTTGGCCAATATATTTAGACCCAACAGGTAAAAGAGGACAAGCTGGTATTAGAATAGATTTAAAACCAGGAGATATGTTAATTTATTCTGGATGTGATTTAGAACATTGGAGAGAAGAGTTTACAGGAAAAGATTGTGGACAAGTA